GTCGACTGCCTTCTGATCATGGAGGTTTTTCTCAAACCTGAGAAAGGCCAACGTTGGTTAGACGTCAACTTCTCTCTCTACAGACCCGAGGCGGGTCTGTACTCCGTGCAACGTTGCACCGGAGGAAAGTTCGTCCGAGAAGGTTAACTTCTCGTACCCATAGCCTTGATATTCGTAATCAGAATCTGATCTACGAGCAAGACTAAGAAGGGCGTCAAAGTAAGCAATTTCTTGATCACTTTGCGTGTCCTCTTTCCTCTTCGGTCTTGATGAGACCGAACAGAACTTTCCGGACCAACGCTGATAATCTTCATGCCATCTACTATCAATATGGTAGTTAGTTGGCTGGGGAGAATACAGCGAGGGAGACTCAGTATGTGTATTCGTAAAATACACATTCTTGCAGTTAGACTGCAAGAGCTCACTAATATAGTAAGCTCTGAGATTCGGGAAATCCTGTGCATATGCCATATTGGCACATGAACAAAGTGCGGCGTAAACGTTCGGTGAGAGCTGTTTTACTTGATAGGCGGGAAGCCTATAGTAAACTGATGACACATCAATGCCATCATAGTAGTCCTTACCACATGACTCACGGAAGGGTCCACTTGTAAATGATTTCTCATCATTTACGATGAACCCAATGCTCCTTAGAGCATTGATAACATCTTCCGCTACGTTAGTAGCTACTACCATGTCATCACCGTAGACAGTATAGTCTTCCTTAGGAAGAGAATACTGCTTGCACCACTTCTGCGATACGTATTCTATTAGAGCCGCGAAGATCAAGCACTGAACGGGAAAGCATAATGCTGATCCCATAGGTGCAAACTTCACTAAATCTAATAGTTGTCCGTTGGGCAACATCGTTCGTCGAGAACGTGTTGCAAACAGCCATCGAAGAATGGGTGTTCCACGGAATACGTTCTTCACTAGGGACCAAGACACAGAGTCAGAAGCAGCACTGAGATCTATAGTGGCAAGACTGCCATCAATAGAACCTCTTAGTGCAAACCGCTGGTTCTGCGTTTGGTCTCCAAGTCTAATACGACGCCCTAAATAAGGGTGTCTATCAATGTACTTGTAGAGTTTTCGCATTACTCCCTGTTGGAAGTATTGGAGAACACTAGGTTCCATTGATATCGTACGCAACTTGGAGAACGTCTTTGGAACGAAGATAGTACGTGAAGTCCTATCAAGCGTACCCTTTGTGCCCTTAGGAAAGTACTCGGCCCATGTTGGACCGAGAACTAGACGCAACATTGCGTCTACCCCTAGTGCTTCGTATTTCTCATACAAAGTTAGAGGCCCTTGGGCGACGCTCCCACTACCGTGGGCTGGAATAAGGTTGTCATAAGACAAATCCTTAAGCCAGGCTCTCATGAGCCTATTCATTCCTTTAACAAGGTCTGAATTCGGATCAATTTGTACGGTAGCTAAGCGTTCCTCCGTTTCGATGTATCCAGCAATTGCCTTTTCTTCCAGTCCTATGGACTTGAAGTGAAGCTTCTTGCCGAACCTTAGGAAACTAAGGACGCTCGGAAGAGATTCTGCTTTAACATCCGGACACTTGAAAAGTGCCGTCAAAAAGGGTGATATTGGGGAGAACAACTCCGACAATACGCTTTTTGGCACAGGATGATCTTCAATGAGACGAGCTTGAAATTCGTCGAATGAAGATACGCTATCTCTGATTAAGAGACTAGCAGCATCCTGACAGATTGTCAGTGTCTCAGTTGCGTCTAAGACAGAGATCGCATGGACCAAGTTTGCCATACGACTTTTCCTAGATGCATCTGAAACAGACGCACGAATCATCACATCCTCTGCAAGGTTACACCAGGCCTGGTAATAAGCGCTTAACATGCGCGCATTATCACTTTCGGCTTGGAGCCCCCCTACATGGTGGTTTACTGCCATGATGCGCGGAACGATTTGGCTCTTGTAGAACGAAGTTTTACAAGCTTCCATGTCTGACCTCGAAACTAGGAGGGCTCCCCCATAAGCTCTAATTTGGTATTAAAGCTCAGGTGGTGTCATAGATCCGTGCAACAACGCGTTTATACGTGTTGTTGTACTAAGACCTTCCCCATACAAACTCGAAAATAATCTCAGCAAAACTGTCTCCACGACAGATGCTGTGATCAATTCGTGGTTTGGCACTTTGATGACAAGATGACAGGAGATTGGAAGATCGACGGCATATGTTGCGTCGGTACTTTCAATTACTCTCTGCGTCTCAGTCAATTGCACGACTATTGAAACTCCTTTTCTGGAGTTTCCGTAGTAGGCCGGATCAATTCCGGATCCTTTATAAACATCCTGCACCTCTTGGAAACCAAACCTGATCTTCTCAGGACGGTCCGAGGGTGAAGTCATGTTTACAACGATGCATTCTCCTGCATTCACTGATTTTACTGCAAAGTCTGCAGTAAAGTTCAGGGGCGCCAGTGTCTTACTGACGTTAAATGCGGGATCATGTGCAGTGTCGGTATAACCGACATTTAGGGATTTAGACATAGTGCCCTCCTATCTCTTGAACTCAACGGTTCAAGAAGTACCATCGGATTTCAAGCCCGATGGGCACGTTACCAACGTGCCGGGTGTACGTGTCAACGGATCGCTGACACAACCAATGCGGTTCCCTCGAGCCAGTGGTTCGAAGGATCCAGAATACCAATACGAAAGGAGCTTGGTGGAAATTGTTTATGAATTGTCCGATCATACGTGATTAAGTCGAGAACACCAGAGGCGTTAGCGAAATAATCAGACGCTGACACTCGTACAGTTCTCTTATGAGAAATGATGAGTTGGTCGAGATCATACATACAAGTTTGCGTTTGCCAATCAGCAAACGACATAAACTTGGCTGTATTCACGAACCAGTCAACGACGAACGAGTAGGGAACAAGTTCCCAGACGTTCCGAGCTGATATACCTATATTTAATGACATTAAAAATAGGTACAGTGACTCAAGGAAATTCTCAATCCTTAAGTTCGGACGGGCTGTTACT